GAAATTAAAGGCTTGAGTCCCATTAAAGTTTCTGTAACATCAACATAGTTTGTTCTTAGGAATGTTGGGTCTCCAGCTTGATTTCTTTTGAAGATCTTCTCGTTAATTCTTCCAGTTGGCTCATATAATCTAACTGTTAAATATTGCTTTGCAAATCCCCAGTCATTATACATGTTATATGCTTCTGCAGCTTCAATAGCATTTGGAAAGAATATTATTGATCTTGCTGGCTCTTCCCCATCTCTTGCAATTGTAAGCATATAAGCATCGCTTTTTTTATTTGCTACCGACTCAAGGTAGTCCTTGACTACATCGTGGTGCTCTTGCTTTAACTGACCACTCATTTTATGTCTCCAAATAAGTCTTCGTTTAATGATATACCTTTATCATCAACGTGATGTTTTACAAATACTGTTGATATGTATCTAACTACATTATTTTTTACTGGCTTTGTACCATGTAAAATTTTCCCGCCATGAATAACCAGTGATCTATTTTTTGGTTTGTGCACTATATTTAAATCAGGATACTCTAATTCACCGCCGCTGTAGTCATCATTATAATAAAGAACAGCACCATAAAATACCTTTTGATTAGAATCCCTATGACCCTCATGATCATCAGTGTGAAGTCCAAGGAAGTCATCCATTTGATATCTTTGTAAATTTATTCCAGTAACATCAACATTGCCAGAAAACAGTGCAGATATTCTATTATGAAAATCTGAAAAAATGCTACATGAATTTACAATTTTTCTATTTAAAACTTTAGAATCCCAAAACTCATATGTTAGATCTTCTTCATGCCACTCAGAATCATTTCTAAGATTTATAAATTGCATTACCTGATCAAGCTCTTCTTCTGTTATAAAGTTTTGTATTTCATAAACTTGATCAGATAACTTTGCAATTTTATAATCTAGCATAAACTAGATTATTCTTGGTTTTGTTCGTGATAGGCTTTTATGTATTCTTCTGATGGCCCTCCTGGACCTCCAACAACATAACCATCAACAAAGATAAATCCAGGAGTGATAAACTTGTCTCCTGATTTCATTATGTGTACCTGATGCTTATAAGGATCTGTTGACGGGAATATTAATGCGCTTCCAGCCTTTGGCTTTGCAGTAAACGTAACCATATCTTTAGTTCTTGGATCTAGCGCATCATCTGGTGGTCTAAGGTGACCATTCATTTCTAATCTTAGGTCTTCTGGTCGGATAACAAACGAGATCTCTCCGCCTTCGTAATCATCATTCCAATAAATGATAATTGACCACTCTAAGCTGTTGTCTCCAGCTTGTCTGTCAAAGTGTGCTCCCATTGCACAACCCTCAATATACTTTTGAATACCAACAAATGGTGATACGTTTGGAACACCCTTAAGACCTCTATCAACAATAAAAGATTCTGATATATTCTTAATAGCATTTCTAATTGTTGATATGATAAAGTCTACATCTTTTCTTACATCTTCATCTAAATTTTCTACCTCAGAAAGATTAAAATCCTTTTTCTTTCCAAAGATATTACCGTCTCTGCTGCTTGAATTCCAGTTTTTCCATCTTGGAATAACCTTGTGAACTCTTTCATCAGAATCTAGCTTATTTATCAAATCAATAATTGCTTGTGGATTCTCAATTACATCTGAGTACATGTAAACATTTTCATGTAATTTTTCTTCTAGCTTCATTAGTCGTTCTCCTCTATTTTGTATTTATTTCCGTCTAGATCTATCCTGTATCCTTCTTTTAATGCATCTTGCCATTCCGACTTTATTACTTCTTGCTCTTCTCTAATCTTTTTCATCTCTGAATCCCAAGCATCTATTGTTTCTTGAGGATATGACTCTGGTGACCGATTGTCCCAAAATGATCCGAGAGTGTATCTTATGCCAGAAGTTATCATTGTAACCTCATGAGTATTATCAAATCCACCTGCAAAAGCGGCTAGCGTTCCAGTTTCTGGAACAAGAGTATGATTTTGCTTATTAAATATTAGCTGACCGCCCTCAAATTCATCATTTAAATACAAGAAAGCTGCATACCTACTTCTTTCAAAAGGACCAGTATTTCCCTGCAAATCTGTGTTATCTGAGTGCTCTTTTGCATAAGCGCCAGGCTCCCACTTTTGAGCATGAAATCCAATCTTGTGAATATCTGAAGAAGAGTTCCCGTGAACTTCAGCAACTGCATCAATAATTCTATTTTGAAGTGTAGAAAAGAAATCTGAAGGTAAACCAAACTCCTCTAGCTCTTCATCCCCATCTTGCGGAAGCACTGAAGAGTATGATTCGTAAAATGTAATAGGTGTCCAAGATAGCTTTTCATTTGCAACCTGTGCTTCTAAAACATCTATAATCTTTTTTGATTCTTCTTTTGTCAAAAAATCTTTAAAAACTAGAATGTCTGAAGTCAATCGATTTGAAGTGCTCATTTATTTACTTCCCCATCTATAAGTGTTCTATAATATTTTTTATTTGGATCTGGCTGGTTTTCTCCAGTATGCTCTAGAATCTCCCAGAAAAATGGGCAGGTATATCTTATGGCACCTTTAATTTCAGTTACTCCATGAATATAATTCATATCTCCTGGGAAGAAATATGCTGCTCCTTTTTTAGGCTTAAACTGTACACCTTGGAGAGGAAAATATAATTCTCCGCCCTCATAATCATCATTTAGATAAAATAAACTTGAAAGGTCATAATATGGAAAATCGTTTGGCAATCCAATATCTGGAAGCTCATGAAGCTCTTTATCTGCATGTGGTTTCTGGAATTGTCCAGGAAGCCAACGAACAATTGTTGTTCCAGTTGGAGTTACTTTAACCTTATAAAAATCTTCAACAATTGGCTTTAGTCTTTCAAACAGACCTTGAAGAACGGGCCTAATTTCTGGATCATTTTTATCTAGAGATGGGCTTGTGCAAACTCTATCTTTCCAGTAATTAGCATCATATACGGTTGTACCATTTTCATTAACATGACTTTCTGTTATGTCCCATATAGTAATTTTTCTAGCTGCCGCCTCAAGAAACTCTATCTCGTCCTGAGTCATGAAGTTTTCCAACTCAACAATCATGTCTTTTCCTGTACCAAAAAAGCCAGAAGGGGTTAATGAAGGTGTCTTGTATACTACTGAAGCGTCTAGGTTTGTTGAATTCATATACTCATTATATCATTTCTCTTTATTAGAAGTAAGATCATTAATCTTAAGCTTTAATGATTTAACTTCGTGTCTTCCTAGGCTATTTCCTAAGTAGTCTACAGCATCTCTATAAAAGTTTGTAAAACCTCCCTTTTTAGAAATTTCTTCCCATACCTTCAGTCTTTCATCCCTTGCTGCCCAATCATGATCTTCAAAGACTTTCTTTTTTATATCTAGCTCTACTTCTTGATACTCACTTAAAGATATTGGTATAAATGTAGCCACTGGCATTCCTGCTGGTATTCTAATTACAGTATCTGGTCTTGTAATTTTCCAGGCAATTGGTATAGCTTCTTTTAAAACTGAAGTTGATATTACTGTTGTAAATGGCGTAGCTCCGTCTACAAAAAAATTAGGTGGAACTATTTGTAGCATTGAAACATCTGGACCTGTATCAAAAAATATACCTGAATAAAAGCTTACTGTTGCATTTGCTCTTTGCGTAGAGCATATGTTACCTGGGTCTGATATTATTTTTACATGGTCTGGTGTGGTATCTGAAATCCCATCCCAAACGAATTCAATGTCGTCTAGAAAAGATATAGACCAACCAATTGTATTTGCTAAAGAAACTGGAAAACATTTATATGCGTGTGCATCTATAGTTTCATCCATCCACTCTCTTTTTACTTTGGTCTGCTCTATCTTAGACCTAGTCATTTCATTCTTATAGGCTGTTATTTTCATTTATTTCATTGTCCCATTTTGGATCATACATTTCTTGTGTGTGAAACTTTTTACTGTAATCAAGCATGGTAACAATAGAATATTTTGTTCCTTTAGTTACCGCTTTTGCCTGGTGTGCATACATAAAGTTAGAAGGGAAAACATATAGGTCTCCAGCCTTTGGTTTAATATCTAGATCTTGAAGTCTAAAATATAAACCTCCATCATCATAATCATCATTAACA